AAGAAATGTTAGGAGATTCTCATAAAAAACTCCCTATGAGCAAATCAGAAAAAGCGCAAAGGAAAATAGCGAAAAGTCATTGGAAAGAGAATAAAGAAGAATTGTCCAGTAGGCATCTTGGTAGAACGACGTTTTATGGAAACGATTTAGAAAAAGCGGAAAAGCTTGTCGAAGATATGCTTGATGGAAATGCACCATCACTTGCCGACATTCAAAAATCAAATCTATTCAAAGAAACTATAGAAGACTCTTTTGGAAATAATCCAATTAGCCAATATCGTAATTTTTATCATCGCTGTCAACAAGCGGCTATGGATTCTGTAGCGAGAGGGTTGGAAAGAAGTGGAAGTTTAGGTAGAAGAGGTTTGAAGTTCATACAAGAATACACAAGAACTGGTTATCAAGAAAGGCATTTCACACAATTATGGTACAACGATGAATTGGTTGACAAAGCAGGGAAAAACATAATGAGAGAGATGCGTAAAAAATATAAAACTTTGCATGATTTTTATGCTTCAGACGATTTATACGATGTCATGTACGAGATTAAAAGCAACAAGAAGAACTACTTCAAAAAAACTATAAGATACACGTATGATGACTCCGTTGAGGATTACTTTGAGATTAAAGGCATGACACCACTTCCTGGTGCAGACACTTATGAAGATATGAGTTTTATGTTAACTGAATTTCTTGGTGAAGAGGCAAAGAGAGGAGCGAAGTACAGTAGGTCAGATATCAGAATGATAATGAAGGATGAAAATAGGTTGCCAACACTTGCAAGATTAAAAACGAAATATGCTGACAAAGCTACATTCTCGGCATTAGATGCTATGCCAAATTATAAAGGTGAATATGCTTATAGAGGGATGAGAGCAAATTTCAAAGAAGGGAGTGTAGACCTTCCAGCGTTAAGAGCATACGTACAAGAATTAGAAGAATCGTTGAAAAACGGAACCACGATGAGAGCTGACCACGTGACGTCCTTCACAACTAGCAAAAACGTTGCGGAAAGATTTGGACCTAGCGCTCGATTCATGGATGAAACAGAAGCAGTAATGATACGAGTAAGAAACCCTAGAAAACTTAAAAACATCTCACATAGAGATATTACAGGCTTCGTTGACGAGGAAGAGGTTCTAATGAAACATGGTCAAGAGTTTAGAGTTGTCGAAGTAAAGAGAGTTCCGAAAAAAAGTGGAATTAAAGGCAAAGATGTAAGCGTAGATTGGGACGAAATGTTGAAGCAACCTGGAGGAGAAATTCTATTTAAAGATGATACGCTCTACGATTACGAAGTTATAATAGAAGAAGTTATAAAGGAGTAAGGAATGAATAGAAACTTAAGAAAAAAAATGGATTTAAAAACCAACGTCTCGTCAAGAGTCATTCTTAGAACTCACAGAAATATTGTAAGGCGTCATGAGCAATCTAAAAAAGTGAGAGAGATGTGGAAAAAAAGAGGAGATTGGAATCCAGAATTAGAAGACCATTACCGAAAAGATAAGAAGAAATTCGATGATATGATAAGAGAGAATGGCGGAAAGCCTTACTTAGAATATTTATTGGATGGATATGTGAAATAATTGCTGATTTTCATGCCTCAAAAGACCAGCAAAACTTTTGGATGAGTTCTAAAACCAGGCGATACTCTCAACTTTATTAATTTTCATTTCTTTTTAATAATCTATCCAATGTCTTTCGCCGTTTTCATCAAGATAATAATGTCCATCTTTCATCTCCACGGCTTCTTCTGGTTTACTATCAAACACTTCATCCCAATTAATCATCTCAGGTCTTTCTCTAACGACGTCTTTAGGTAAATTTTTCAGGATTTCACTTAATTCTCTAGGAGAATAATCTTTTCCATTAATGTTTATCATTGTGTACCTCCTTTTTATTTTTTAAGACTTGCACTTTGTCTCTTCTTTCAAGTTGATGTTTTACGAAAAACAAGTCTAAAAGTTGTTTCTGGAAATAATCCATTATTCCGTACCTCCAACTTTAAAATCATCTAACTCCGCTAACCTTCTTGGAATTACAAATTTCTGATTGCATTTGTCACAACATAATCCTTCATTCAATGGAGCTGAATTGTTTCCATATCCTTTGGTTTGTTTATGACATATCACACATTTAAAGTATTTCATCGTTATGCTTCCTCCATATTCTCTTTCTTAATTCTGTGGTTGAAAACTTGTGTTCTCGTTTGTTGAAAAATATTTCTATATCCCTTTGACGACATATGTTTTTTCCTGTAAAGTCTTTGCCTTTGTATTCTTCGCCAATGATTCTTACATCAATTGCATACATCGATAATACATTTCTTAAATCTTTTTCAGTTGAATAAAGAACAATTTCATCAACATATTTGACAGCATCAAGTTGCATGTGTCTTTCCAGAATTGTTTGTATTGGTTTATTTTTTTCTGGTCTATCCAACGTTGGGTCGATTTGCAAGCCTACGATAAGATGGTCACATTGAGATTTTGCGTCTCTCAACATTTGTATATGTCCAGCATGCAATAAATCAAAACAACTACACGTGAACCCTACCTTTTTAGCGTGCATGCTTTTCCTAGTTCTCCTCATCTTCTACTTACACTCCACCACAACGCTACAAATATCAACATACTAATTATTTTAAGAGTTTCCATAATATGAATTATATACTAAAAATATACAATATGGTATTAATTAGTTTATTTATGTTAATTTATCGATATATATGGTATAATGAAAATAATTTAACAAAGGAGGTCATTTATGACAAAATTAGAAACTAGAATCGCGATCGTAATGGGCAGGGGTGTAGAAGGATGTGGTGTCACGCGATTCGTGACTGAGCATCAACAATGGGCGAGAAAGCAAGGATTCATTTGCGATGTTTACGCTATGAGCGATAAAAGATGGGGTAGAGAAAAATCTCACGAGATTGATTTCATTCCATTCAAAGGAAAGGATGAAGATGAATGTAAATCCGTTTCTAAAAAACTTAATGAGGATTACGAATTAGTATTTTATGATTCCGTTCCTGGGAGCAAGGGTGTCCACGAAAAGGCACAAGAGAATTGGTTCAAATATATTGTCCAAGGAGTAAAACCTTACAAAGAGGGTGGAGTGAGAAAAATAATGTTTCAACACGACCACAAAAAACAAAGCCTTTATAGGAATTATAGATTATGGGACACGGTTCGTGAGATGGACCTATGCATGACGCATAGTATGACGAGTGATTTCGCAGATTTGTTCGAAAAGAATCTAGGCGGAATGTTCACACAAGACATCAAACTTATTCCTTTCAGAGTAGGGATGGATTTTGACAATCTCAAAAGATTTGGAAAAAACTTCTCAACAAAGAAGGATAGAGTGTCTTATTTAGGAAGGTTCGCTGGGTTCAAGCATCCTGAGTATATATACAGATTAGTACCATACTTAAAAGATTTCAATATCGTCACAGAAATGAGAGGCATTGAAAGGAGCATAGGTTGCTTGCCAATCATTAACCATGAACTTGCAAATATGGATTTTTACCAAGGCCATCCTGTAAAAAACATGGAACAAGAAGAGAATGTGATTCAAGATAAATTCGATAAAACATACATCTTTGGTGCATATCTTCGAGAGCACGGATTGGAAGAAGTTTCAAAAAGCAAGTTTGGACTTCAGTGTTACGAAATGGATAAAAAATACTATGGTGAACATGTTGAGTATTCAGCATTAGAAATCGTAGCCGTTGGAAGTATTCCTATTTTCTCTCAACATTGGGCAGACCACGTTTTTCATAGAAACTTAGGAAGGTTCTCGAATATTCCATGTTCTGGTTTACTTTTAGATGTAAATAATGAGCATAGAGTGAAGGAAATATGTCACGATATTGTACATTTATCCAGAAACGAGGATGCATACGAGCGTTATCAAAAATCATGTTATGAGGTATATAGGACTCATTGTGATAGTAAGATTACGTTTAAGAGGCTTTATAACGACGTTTACCAAAACCTATAATTTGACAGTTTTCCTCCGAAATATTCTTATAATACGATTAGTATTGAATACTAGGAGGAAACTATGTCAGACAAGAAAAGAGTTTTAAAAGGCTACGTCGAGAAAATCGACAAGAAAGAAACGACAGTTGTTGGTGTCGCTTCAACAAGTTCCATTGATAGGAGCGGAGATACCGTAAGTGTCAAGGGTTGGGACTTTGAGGATTTTAGAAAAAATCCAGTTTTAACTTGGAATCATGATTTAAGCAAACCACCCATTGGAAAGGTGATGTGGATTAAAGAAGATGGTGGAAAGATTACGTTCAAAGCTAAATTTAATGAAGCTTCACAATTCAACAAAACTATTTCTAAAATGTATAAAGATGGTTTTCTTAACGCATTTAGCGTTGGGTTCAAGCCAACTGAAATGGAACCTAATGAAAAAGGTGGTATGAATTTCCTTAAGCAACAATTATTAGAACTTGCAGCGGTGACAGTTCCAGACAATCAAGACGCGTTAGCGATTGCTGTAAAGAATTTTGATAATGAAGTTGTTAAAGAGATATCTAAAAGCGTATGCAAAGGAAAAGAAAAAGGCAAATGCCCTATGAACAATCCTGAATGCGCTTCTTATTCTAAAGATAGTAATGTAGAGGAATTAAAAGAAGTTGAAGAGGAAGAAGTTTTTGTTGAAACTCCTTTGAAAGAATTCGAAAGTCAAGAAGAAAGACTTGAAAGAATTGAGGCGCAAGTACAAGAGATTCATTCTATGTTAAACGATAAAAAAGAAAATAACGTCAACCCCGATAATAGTGAGATGGCAGATAGTGAGACGCTACTCGGAGCCATAGACATTCTCGAAGGTAATGACAAATCTTAAACTTTGGAGGTTATAAATCATGAAAAATGATAAAGCAAAAGAAGTAGCCGACAAGTTAGACAAAATCATTGACAAAAAAGTCGAAGAGAAATTGGAAGCGAAAGACGCTGACAAGGTCGAACGAAAAGGTGTTTATGATGGAGTTGACTTGAAAGGAAACTTCTCTGTTAAAGACCCTGTTATAGATGCTGACGTCAACACCGAGAAAGGATGCAAAACATTCTTAGGTGGTTGGATGAAAGCATTGTACGACAAGGACTTGGAAAGAATTGAAAAATTCTATCCAGAATATCAGGCAAAGGACCTATCCTGGGGTTCTAACGCTGGCGGTGGTTTCACCGTGCCTGACCCAGTTTTGGCTGGCGATTTCTTCGTTCAGAAGATAGACAGACCAAGAATGCAGGACTTTATGAGGAACATCGTTGCTGATGGAACAAGAGGCGCGATTCCGAATATCGATGCAAACGCAGCAGCTGCAATAGTTGGTGAAAACACAACTGTCACTGCTGACTCAACTTTGACTTTCGCAGAAAGCGACTTCGCATTGGACAAAGCTGTAGTTTTGAACTACATCTCCCAAGAGTTGTTAGCTGGTACTGCGATTGACATGATTGGAGAGGTTGCCGCAAACCAACTCGTTGCTATGAGAGGACTCATTGAAAACGAATTAACTGACGGCAGTAATTTCACTGACACGCTAGATGGTGTGGCATGGACTCAGTCTTCAGCATCTGTAGGAGCTATTTCCTACGGTGATTTGAAAGACATCTACCACAAGCTAGCTGTTGAATACAGAGCTGGAAACACCGTATGGATAATGCATCCAAACGCGTTGAATTCCATAATGTCTTTGACCGGTGATAACAGACCTTTCTACAATCACAACTTTAGTTATGCTCCAGAAGATATGCAATTGTTTGGAAGTAAGATTCTTCTTAACCCACAAGCGGTTGACACGTCAATCTGGTTTGGTGCTTTGGACAAGGCATTAGCGTACGTCACTCACAAAGATGGAATTCAGGTTTCAGTTAGTGATATCGGCGGAAACGCTTTTAACGATGTCCAGGTAGGAATTAGAACATGGCAACTTTGCGATTCTGTCGCATTGACTAACACCACGATCGATGGATTTGGTGCTGCTATGGTTGAAGGTGCTGGAGTCATTGTTTAATAAGTAATTGATTACATCATCAGGAGTGGGAGGCTATGAGCCTCCCCTCCAAACTTAACGGAGGAATTATGTATTTAGAAATTTTAAGAGATTGCAGAGTTGGAGACAAACGATGCAAAGCAGGCGATATCGTAGAGATAGAGCATAAAGAAAAATATGAAAGGCTTATAAGGAAAGAGATTGGCAAACCTGCTGATAAACCAAAACCTAAAGCCAAAAAGAAAATTAAAAAGGAGGACTAATCATGGCATGGAGAAGAGATTTACGCGATGCTAGCGTTGTAAGTGGATATAGTGGAGCGAGTTTAATAACTGCAACATCTTCTACGGAATTGGTTGCAGCGGCATCAGGATATACGCATTACATAACTGATATCATTATCACTCATACATCTAACAACACGGCAACTTTTCAATTGTTAGTTGGAACTACTGTGAAAATGCAATGGCTAATAACTGCTTCAACGGGTATCGTTGGAACTGGTGTCATTAATTTACAAACACCTATTGAGGTCACAGACGGACAAGCGTTTAACATTAAATGTTCAGCGTTATCCACAGGTTCAGCATCTTACGTTGCAAACTGCGTTGGATGGAAGACTAAAACTACATAGTATATAATTGAATTACTCAATGTTCTAAACGAGGGCTAAGGACTTGAGTTATTGGGTGTAGTTCGCAACCATGGCCAGTTGTCGATTAGTCCAAGAACTACAAAGAAGAGGTTTGGCCAGCCTCTCTCTCTTGACACTTTTCTCCATTCTTATAAATACAATAAACTTACAAGGAGGAATTATGGCGTTAGGAAGATTATCAAAGTTAAAAGCATTTTTAAATATATCTGGAACAACCGACGATAACGATTTAAAGATGTATCTAAAAGCAGCGACGAAAGTTGCAGAAACGTATTGTCATTCAAGTTTCGAATCTACTACTCACACCGAGTATTACGATGGAAGTGGAGATAGGTTTTTACACTTAAGGAAAAAGAATGCAACGGCGCTAACCTCCGTTCACGAAGGAGAAGATTGGGACGAACTTGTACCGTCAACCGATTACAGGTTTATGGGAGACAAAGGTTCAGATATGATTATTCATGATAATCTTTGGAACGCAGGTGTAAAAAATTACAAAGTTATCTACACTGCAGGATACACAACTACAAACTGGGACAATACTTCAACAATGCCTATAACTTCTACCTTTGGAACCGTTCCAATAGATTTAGAACATGCAGTTATTTTAATCACCGCAAGAATGTATCAAAATTCTAAAAAAGGTGGAGCCAAATTCGAATTAGAGGAATTATCTAGAGATGCAGAACTTCAAAGATTCACTCCAGAATCTAAGTCTCAAAGTTCTATAATTCCAAAATCAGCAGAAGGGATATTGAATAGATACAGAAGGTTATCATCATTCTAATATGGCAAATATAGATATATCATTCAGTTTTAGAGGCGATGGTCCAGGAAGGGCCTTTAGCAAACTTGCAACAAAATCTAGAAAAGATTTAAAAGATGGAATTAGAAAATTTGCAATGATAGCAGAGAAAAATTCAAGAAAAGATTTTAGAAAAAGTGGATTAAATGTTAGAACTAAAAGATTAAGAGGAAGTTTGACAGGAGTTGGTCCGTTCCAGAAAGGTGGAGATTTTTATGTAGGAGTTGGAACCAATGTGGTTTACGCACCCGTACATGAGTATGGGTTTCCACGTTTCAACATTCCACAAAGAGCTTACATACGCCCTGCGTTAAATAAGTCAGTGCCTGAATGGGTGACATTGATAGAGAAGGAGATGAGTAAATAATGGGAGTAAGAGAGAACATCCTGGCCAATCTAAAATCAACCTTAGAAGGAATAACTACAGGAAATGGATACAACACTACCGTGAATGCAGTATACGATAATCCGTTATCATTGTCCGAAGTTGATACTACGAATTTGCCAATAATAGATATTTCGATTGGAGCAGAAGATTACACACCTCTTTTAGGAGGCAACGTTTTTAATTTAAATTGTGATTTCTTATTTAGGATTTATGTTAGAGATGATGGAAGCAATAATATTAGAAGTCAAATAAATAATCTTCTTGAAGATATTGACAAAGCAATAATTCAAGATGGAACAAGAGGGTCAACAGCTATTGACACCACCATTGGAGCAAAGGACCCACCAAGGATATGGAGTGGAAAAGGTCAAGTAGCAATTGCTGATGTGATTATCAGCGTTTTATATAGGAGGGATTTGTAATGAATTTAGAAAAAAGAGCCAGTGAGGCTATAAAGACACATTGTAAAAATCTAGGAATAGAATTAAAACCAGTCAAGAAAATTGACAAGAAAAAGATTAAAAAGGAGGATTAGTTATGGCTAATACACCAAGAGTAGTAAGAAGAAGTTTTTTAGGATGGAAAACAGAATCAACAGCAGGGACTGCGATAGCTCTAGCAAATAGTAATTATTATTTAGTTTCAGATATTTCATTATCGTACTCAAGTGATGAGGTTGAAAGAACATCTAATTTAGGAATTATGAATTCGGTAGCAGGTTTCACTGGAGGCTTGTATGCAACGATTTCTTTTTCAACTGAATTGTATGGAAAAGGTAGCGCTTATGCTGCGTTAGGAGATGTTGACCATTCAGAATTATTTAAAGCATGTGGAATGTCAGAACTTTACAATGACGTTCCAGACGACGTAACATTTTCTGAAGTCTCATCAAGAACTACATTGAACGCTTCTCCTGTGACTTTCAAATATCATGCTGACGATGTTTTACATCATCTAAATGGTTGTGTTGGAAACGTCACCATCGTAGCGGAAGCAGGTCAACCATTGAAAGCTAATTGGGAGTTTACTGGAAGATACAACGCAGAACCTGCATCAGGCACAACTGCACCAACTGTTTCTTACACGACAACTAAGCCACCAGTATGTACTGCAGTTTCTTTTTATCTTGACAATGACACATTACCTTTCGTTGGTACGAGATTTGAATGGAATTTAGGAAATGAAATAGCTTCAAGAAGAAGTTTCTCAGAAACATACGGATACGACGTACCCGCAATCATTTCAAGAAATGGAAATGGTTCAGCTACGCTAGAGGTTATGGACACAACTGGTTCAGCAGCATACAACTTCTTTGACAAATGGAAAAACAAAACTAAAATCGACGCAAGTTTCACCGTTGGTTCTGGCGCAGGACAAATCATAAATATCGCATGGGATATGGTGATTCAAGGTTCCGCACCAAGTTTAAATAATGTTGATGGAATATACCATTATGATGTACCGTTCGCTATGATTTCTGATGATTTAGCTGGAAACAATGCTTTTCAGATTAAATACAGTTAATAGTATATAATGCATATATGGCGATTGAATTAATTAATCCTAATTCGAAAAAGGAATACGTTTCTACATCTGAGAAAAGGTTAAAGAATCCAAGCAAATGGTATGTTTCGCCTCTAAAGTCAAGAACTTTATTCGCGATTCTACAGAAACACAATACGACTCAGGCAACTGGTAATAGTATGTTGCCTCTCGCTATGGACTTTGCAAAGTTTGGCTTGAAAAAAGTCACTGGTCCATGCAGTGATGGATTCCATTTAGTAGATGATAGTTCACTAGGTTTTAAGGAAAAGGCAGTATCTGATGATTATCTTGATACATTGCCTATGAATGTTTTGATTGAAGTTGGAGGATGGGTTGGAGAAGTTTCTAACCTTTCATCAACGGATAAAAAAAAATCCTAATTGTCTTAGCAGGAATACGTTCCGGATTAGATTGTAGCAAATGCAAAAGGGCAGGTTTATGTGAGATACGCGGATGTTTGCCTGGAACAAAATCTCAGACTCCATTCTTCTTTGATGGTGAACCATTAGACAAATGTCCTTTAACTTATAACAATATTGGCATAACTTTGTCGTTATCACTTTATAATGCTTATAAGAATGGTTTTTTACCGGAAAATGGAGGTTGGCTTGAACAGAGTCATGTTTATACTGAAACTATGTTATTAATAGACAATGACCAAAAACAATTTGAAGCAAATGAAATTGAAAAAGCAAACAAGAAATAATGGCTAGAGCACAATTTGAAATTGTTGGAAAAATCAATGATAAAGAAGTCGTTGATGGATTAAAGAAAATCGAAAGACAAGCGAAGAATGCCGAAGGAGGCATGAAAGGCATGTCAGCTGGTGCTGGTATGGCTGGAGCGGGATTAGCAAAAATGGCTGGTCCTATCGCCGCAGCGATTGCGAGTTTCGTAGCATTGAAAGCTGCTATGGACAAAGTCATATCTGCAACGTTCAATATGAACTCAGAGATTGAGCTAGCACAAATCCAATTTACAACTTTTATGGGAGATGCACAACGTGCAGAAAAACACGTAGCGAGTCTTTTTGAATTTGCGAAAACAACTCCATTCGAAACTGGACCTATCATTAAAGCATCAAGGCAATTGCAAGTTTTTGGTGGAGATGCATTAAATACAGAAAAGAATTTGAGATTATTTGGTGATGCGGCTGCAGCTACAAACGCTCCAATTGATAATTTAACTTTCTGGATCGGAAGAATGTATGCATCAATCCAAGCGGGTAAACCGTTCGGTGAAGCTGCAATGAGAATGCAGGAGTTAGCCGTAATGTCTCCACAAGCGAGACAAGAGATGGAAGATTTACAAGCTGCAGGTGCCTCAGCTGACGAGGTGTTTGCGGCATTCACAACGAATATGGAACAATTCACAGGTTCTATGGAAATTCAATCCAAAGCATGGAAAGGTTTAACTTCAACTTTCAAAGATTCTGTAGACATAGCGATTGCAGGTGCATTTAAGCCTTTGTTCGATGAGGCTAAAAGGATACTAGGAGGGATAAACGAATTCTTAAGTAGTCAAGAATTAGCAGCGGGAGTTGAAAGATTTGCGTTAAGATTAAAAATGATTCCAATAGAATTCTTGAGATGGCAAATAGCTGGAGAGAATATAAGGCATTCGTTCACTAAATCTTTGGAACCATTGAAAGGACTTATCGCTGCGATAGTCGGAGTTATGGGTGGAATGGGTAATGTAGCCAAAACTTTATTTGGTGCGATTTGGGATGATTTCAAGGCATTGTTTGAAGGCCTCAAGAACGCTGGTCCAGATATAGTAAAAAACCTACAGACCGCGTTTTTCAATCTTCCTAAGAACTTAAAATTAATCTTCTTGAAAATAATAGAACACGTTCAAGAAACGTTATTCAACTTGCCAGAAAAAGTAATGACATTATTTGAAAAAGTTGGAGAAAGGTTAAAGACTTGGTGGGAAAGTGTAAAGAATTTCGATTGGGCAGGTGCAGGAGATAAATTAAAAGAAGCATTTGATGTAGATACATTATTCAATAAAGAAGGAAAAAGTATTTCTGACCAAATTCTAGATTTAGAAGAAGACCTTAAAGGTTCGAAGATTCCATTTAAAAACATAATTGACATCGCAACTGG